CCTTCTCAGGCGGCACGGCGAAATGGAAGCCGAGTTCACGCGCAAGTCTCAGGCGAGTGCGGGAGCAGTCCAGTTTACGCAGTCGCTCGCGCCAGTGTTTACCGATCGGCGGATCCAGTCGTCGTTGCAGCAGGCGGGCCTCAACCCGACGCAAGCGGTCCAGGAATGGGCGGGCTTTCACGTCCGGGCCACCTCCCCGAACCTGCAGGACCGGTTCAACCTGCTGGTAGACCTGACCGAGCGGATGGGGCTGGACCCAGCGCGCATCTTCTCCGCCCTCAACAAATCGCCGTTGCCGGAAGGTCTGTCGGAAGCAGAACTGAAGGACCCGGCGGTCAAATTCTTCGCGGATCGTCTCGGTCAGACCACGGGTGAACTGAACGCGCTCAAGAATGAGATGCAACAGCGCTGGGCCCAGGAAAACCAGGCCCGCGCGCAAGCCGGGGAAGCCCATGCGAGGGCGAACATCGATCAGTTCGCGGACGAGAAAGCGGCCGACGGCACCCCGTTGCGGCCGCACTTCAACGCCGTGCTGCCGATCCTGCTCGACCTTTTCAAGGCCAATCCGCAGCGCAGCCTCGCCGAAGCCTACGACGCGGCGTGCTGGTCTCATCCTGAGGTCCGGAAGCAATTACTGGCAGCCGAACAGTATCGCCAGCAATCGCGGCAGGACGTCGAGAAAGCCAAGATCGCGCAGCGCGGCAACGCCCGGGGGCTTACCAGCCCTGCGGTCAAGCCGCCTGGCGTTAACGGGCCTTCGCGGGGATCGTTGCGGGACACCATTGAGCAGGCGGCCGAGCAGATCGGGTATTAACCTTATAGGAGCGCCATATGGCCGACCCGACAGTCAGCATGCTCGTCGCCACCACCATCGAGAATTATCACAAGCAGTTTGCCGACAATGTTTCCAACAGTAACGCCGTCACCGCGCTGTTGCGGGAAGGCAACCGCGTTCGCGTCATCGAAGGCGGCCGTGCGATCGGCTGTCCGCTGATCTACGCCGAAGAAACCTTTCTTTGGTACGCCGGGACCGACATGCTGTCCCGCGCCACCAAGGATACGATTTCCGAGGCGACCTACTCCCCGGCCAACGCCGTCGCCTCGGTGACGCTGGCGGGTGCCGATCTGGCCAAGAACCGTTCCAAGGAGCGCATCCTCAATTTGCTGGAGGGCAAGCTCGAGAACGCCCAGGCCACCATGAAGAACAACATCACCAAGGCGGTCTACGGCGACGGCACGGTGGCGAAATCCTTCGCGGGCCTCAAGGCGTTCGTCACGGTGGACGGCCTCGGCATCGTCGGCGGCATTGACGCCTCAACCTGGACATTCTGGAAGAACCAGTTTCAGAGCGTCGCCCGCGCCACCGGGCTGCAGTATCCGGCGTTGAAGGCGGGCATGGCTGCGCTCTGGATGAAGCTGATCCGCGGCGCCGAGAAACCTGACTTGATCGTCGCCGACGGTGAAATCTATTCCACCTATGAGAGCGGCTTGCAGGAGAACCAGCGTTACGCCGACGCCAAGCTCGGGGCGCTCGGTTTCGAGACGCTGAAATACAAGACCGCGCCGCTGGTGTTCGATGGTGTCGCCACCGGCCTGACCGGCGCTTACTACCTCAACACCAAATACATGAAGTTCGAGATCTATTCGGGCCGGAATTTCGAAAGCCTCGATTTGCCCGATCAATCGCCGGATATGGATGCCGTGACCCGTCATCTCGCCTTCATGGGCGCGCTGACGCTGTCCAACCGTGCGATGCAGGGCAGGCTCACCGCAACCGGAACTTGAGCCCGGTATAACGGCGGCCGGTTTGCGGGGAGCACGGCCGCCGTTTTCCCGTAGCTCCCTAATGGAGTCAAGATGTCTGACACCGATACCCCGGCACTGGTGCGTTTTTACTCTGGCTGGCAGCGCGACGGCAACGGCCCCGATGGGTTGCCGTGCTACCGCGAGACCGTTCGGGTGCGGCTGGACCGGCCGCCGTATCTCTCGGTGGAACGGGAAGCCGAAGCAGCGGATATTACCGACCATCCCGGGCCTTATGAGCTGTATCAAAAGACCTGTGACGCCCGCAAAGAAATCGTCGGCTACCCCTTGGCGCTGTGGCCCGCTTGTCCGCCGCACATCTTTCAGATGTGCGCGGTGCGCGACATCCATACCGTCGAACAGCTGGCGCAGCTGGTCAGCAAGCGGCGCCGTGCCGAGGCGGTCAAGACCATCCCGCCCGACATCATCGAGATCGCCGACCGCGCCGTGCGGATGATCGAACTGCAGTCGAAGGCTGGTCAGTACGAAGAGCTGGTGACCAATCTGCAAGGCCAGATCGAGGCGATGAAGGAGCAGCTTGGAGATGCCGCCGCCACCATCGCGGCGCAGAAGACCATGATTGAAACGCTCAGACTGAAAGCGGTGGCCTGATGCCGCGGCTGTCGACCATCCTGCAAGTGGTGTCCGACGTTTCGCTGGAGTTGGGCACCTCGCAAATTCCGGTGCTGCAGGCGGTCGGCAGCCAGGATCAGGATATCGCGCAGATGACGGCTTTGATGCAGAACGTGGCGGATGAGTTGCTGCTGGATCCGCCGTACCGCGATGCGCTGGGCGACGGCAACTGGCTGTACGACGCGGGCAATCTGGTGCGCAAAGCGCGGCCGACCCAGGACACCGACATCGTGCTGTTTGACCCGCGGCTGGCGGTCAACGGGCTCAAATACCGTTTCCTGAAAGCCAAGGGGCTCGAATATGGCGAGGAGCAGCGCGACTTCATTGTCCGCCTCAACAAGCTCGCCGCGCGCAACGCGCCGGTGATCGATCTCAACGTCGATCCGGGGCGCGTGCAATAATGCGAATGATGCCGACCGAGTTTCTGAAGATAAAAGACCGGCACGGCACCATGACCCGCAGCAAGCGGCGGTCGAGCAGTCACGTGACGCATGTCAGCGTGCCGCTGAAGGGTCTCAGCCGCTATGCCCAGCTCAACGAGGCGGACCCGCTGCTGGCGTCCATTCTTACGAATTGGATTGTCGAGCAGGACCGGATTTCGCTGCGGCCGGGCTATGTCCAGGTCGGTGCCATTGCCGACGGCCGGGTGATCTCCTCGATGATCCCGTTCTACGGCACCGGTCAGAAGTTCATCGTCGGCGCGGGCGATGGGCTGTTCAACGCCACTGGCACCCGGATCGGCACCCGGGTCTATGGCGGCGATCAGTGGCAGTGGACCTCGGTCGCTAATCTATCGGATGCAAAGTTTACCGTCATGGTCAACGGCCATGACGGCATCATCGCCTGGGATGGCAGCAACGGTTCGCTGCCGAGCAGCCGGGAAGCCAGCGGGAGCAACACCTGGGAAGCCGACCCGGCCGGTTTCCATCAGGTCGAAGTTCTGCTCGCGCAAGGTCGAAGTCCCGAGCTTCGCGCCATCAACTTCAGCATCTTTGACAAGGTGCTGGCGCACATGAACCGGCTGTGGTTCGCCGACAGCCAGACGCTCGCGGTGTATTACGGCGGGCTGCAGGAAGTCAGCGGCAGCATTTCCTTAAACATCCTGCCGCTCAATGCGTATTTCCGCCGCGGCGGCACCATCCGGTCGCTGATGACGTGGACCTTGGACGGCGGTGCCGGGATGCAGAACATGCTGGTGATCTTCACCTCGAATGGCGAAGCCGCGATCTATTCCGGCAGCGATCCCACCACCGATTTCAAGCTGGTCGGCGTCTACCGGTTTGATAGTCCGATGGGGGCGGGCTGCACCGTCAATTACGGCGGCGAGCTGTACGTTCTGATTTCGACCGGTCTGGTGCCGATGTCCACGCTGCTGAAAGCCGAAGAGGACAATCTCGGCACGTCCGACCAGAACATCATGCAGGAGTTCATCGACGTCTCGAAGACGTTCCGCGACGCCTACGGCTGGAGCGTCATCATCAACAGCCAGACCAATCACGCGATCTGCAACATGCCGACCGGCAGCGGCACCTATCAGCAGCTGGTGCGGTTCATGCCGAACGCGATCTGGTCGAAATGGAGCGACATCCCGGCGCGGTGCTGGGCCTGGCTCGGCAACCACGCCTATTTCAGCACCGAGACCGGCAAGATTTACCAGACCGGCCGCGAGTACCTCGACGACAACGGCACCGCCATCAACGTCGATGTCCGGTTCGCCTGGTCGAGCTTCAAGAGCGTCAACAAGAAGCAGTTCAAGCTGGTGCGGCTCTACATGGTGTCGGATAGCGTGCCGACGCCGTTCATCGATATCGAAGTGGATTACGAGAACTTGCCGCCGACCAACATGCCCGCGACGGCGGTCGCAGGCGTAGCGGCGACTTGGAACACGAGCAGTTGGGACACCGCGTCCTGGGCGATCGATGCGGCGCCCCGGCAGACCTGGCAGGGCGTC